CATATAGAGTGATGCACTCAATCCCATCATCACCTCTTTTATGACCTGTGACACGTTCTAATCTTTTTTCGTTACGAAAATCTCCAACCCTTTGATCTTTTTTACCAGGACAAGGTTCTAGTTCAATATCTTTATCTTTCGGTAACTCTGGTATCTTTGATTGCTTTGTTTCTGGTAAGGGTGGGGTTTCATTATTAACAGGAACTTCTTCTGTAATGACAAGATTCTCAGGTGTGTAATCAAGAGGAATAAAACTAGGAAATGGTACATCGCACGTTGTATATACTCCATTAGGGTCATCTAATAACAAATTACGATTACCTGTATTTTTTATATCACGATGTTGATAAGTACAACCAGGAACATCTATATCAGGTGGTTTTGCTATATCAATATAATATTGACTATAAGGTTCTGGAACCTCTGGTATATATATCTCTCGAATTTGAATATCAGGTATTTCAATCGTAGGCATCTCTAGGAAGGAAAACTTCTACATAGGAATAACATTTAGGACAAGAAAGATTAGTTACCATACTGTATTCTCCAGAAGTAACTGGATGATCTTCTCCATCTAAACTATGATCTCCACCCCAGATCAGTTCAGTTTTACAATGCCAACAATTCATTTTTTAAGGAAAGGGATAGATTGTCCTGTTTGACTTGGTAAAGCATTATCTAATACTTTAGGCATCATTCCTTGTACATTACCAAGAACTTTGTTCATCATTTTTGTTTGAAACTGTTCCGAAGTTACATATTTGTAACCAAAGTACCCTCCACCAATAACAGAAGTTACCATTACAAATGAAATTATGCTAAGAATATTAGCAATTTTTTGAAACATGATTAAATTTGCGATACTAAAAGCACTTTCTTTTACAAGTGTGCTTGTATTACTGCTTATTGTAGCTCTATCCCCTCTCTACGTCACTATGGGGATAATGACAAGGCAGATGCAAGAAAAGGTTAATTAATCAGCAGGATCGGGTGTATTTCCCTCTGCTACCCACTCAAGGTATTCTTGGTAGTCTTTGTTTGCTTCATCTTTTGGAATAGTAACATTATCTGCTTTCCTTATAATTGTATTTGGTGTTTCTCCCAAAATATTTTTGCTTGGTAATTTATAAGTCATAGTTAAAGCTCCGCCTCGAAATCAACTCCACTGTTAAATACAGCACCAGCACCAGAGTTGTTAGCAGTCGCTATCCATCTTGCTCTGTATCTGTATATACTCCAACTTCCTCCACTCTGATAACTTGTTGAAGGGGTTGTAGCTGTAGGGGTTGCCCTCATTTCTGGGTGATATGTGTAATCAAAAAAAGCACTTGCAGCATGGGCTGAATATGCACCAGAGTATAAAAAATACATTGATCCAGAATCTCCATCTGCGTTCCAACTTTGAAAATAACGTTTACATAATTGAAGCTCCTCACCAAATGACTTATACTCAAAATCTGTTGCATGATCTGAAGCTTCAACCTGTATTCCCGTTATATACCATTCATTAGAAGTGCTATCTGCTAAATTTACTTGTCCTGTAGCTCTAGCATTAGTCGTATTTGTTCCCCAACTAGTTTGCAAACTTGCAGAATTATATGTAGAGCCAGCAGCTAACCACCAAAAAATAGCAAACGATTTTGCGTTATCATTATCAAATGCACCTGTTGTATCTCCATCAATGGTAATTATTTTCTTTTCCCAAGTGTCAGCAGATGAAATCGTATAACTTTTTGAAATACTCCTATTATTGTCATAATCTATAAATTCTGCAATATATGTACCTGTTTTATTTGATCTGACATGAAATGATAATGTTAGTTTTTTTGCATTTGAAGTACCTTTTTGTAAAAGCTGTAAATCTTGTCCTTCAAATTTTGTTATATATATAAGATAATCACCAGCAGATAAAGAAGTATCTGCGGTAGTACAATCAGCTTTTATAGAACTACCAAATCCATCAGGACTTGTAGTAGATTTTGATACTGTCCATGTACCTGCACTACTCATGGCGAAATTATATCTATCAGCTACATATTGATCGCCTGATGAATAACCAGAAAAATTTGTACCACGTTGACAAACTTCTTGTGCACCATTCATGTTAATACGTCTATTACTCAAGTTATTAGTAACATTAGCAGTACACGTTCCATCAGTATTGTTGACAGTAATAGCAGCAGTACTAGCTCCTACCCCTTTTATCGAATTTACCTTGATCTCTGACATAATTAACTA